GAAATCTCTGGTGTGTAATATACATTACCACCTTTCTTCTGTCTTTTAGAATCAATTGAAAACGTAGTTGTAAACATAAGTTTCTTACGTTTATTCACTTGATCTAATGCAGATCCTACAGGAGCAAATGCTGTTCCTGTAATTCTCCATAACACAGGTAAGTTTGCTACTTCATGGTCTTCACCATTTGCTTTCTTACCTTTGAACGATAACAAACCATAGAGTAATCTATAACATCTTATAGTTCTCTGCTCTGCTAATTGTTCAGGTGTTAGAGATGATCTTTCTTTAAATGGAATCTTACCACATTTTGTTCCACCTAATATATCAATCGCTTCTTCTTTCCAGTTCTTGAAAATAATAGAACGATTTATATACTCACTTTTTTCAGGATCATAATGCATATACTGCATTGCACTGATAAAAGGACGGAACGTAACAGGCTTACCAAAAACATTTTGTCCTACACTAGAATCATAGGCGAACAGATGTCCTACTGGTAATTGATTCCCATCATCGTCTTCGGGAGAACGATTGATTCCAAGTCTTGGTATATTAATACCACTGCTTGATCCATCGTCCTGTCCAATCGCTTGCATAATTTGCTCATTGGACATGTTGTTTATATTTGCTATTTCATTTTTTTCCATATAGCCTCCTTATTTTGATTTACCTTATACCACATTTTTAGGGATTTGTCAAGTGTTATTTATAATAATTCTTCTATAAAATAACCTAAACATATCCATACAAAGAGTCCACCAAGTATAATATCTAACATACCCTAGTCTCCCCATCAGTAGTCTCGCAGGGCAACCCTTCCATACGAGCAAACCACATAAGATAACTTTGTAGTTCTTCATTTTCATTTATATATAATATAGCAGGGGTGCCTTCAAAGTCTTGCTTCAGTTGCTGAAGTTTATCATAAGCTTCTTCTTGCTCATCATTGCCCCAATCATCTATACCTTTATCAAGTATTGGTACTTCCATGTGCCTCCTTTTTTATGTCTGTGCCATCTTCATTTTTATACCATTCCCAATCATCCTTTGACCAATCAGGATCTTCGTAGTTTAAAAATACTTTATCAGTATCTATATCAGTATCCTCTCTTGGAATACACTCTTCTATTTTTTTCCAAGTTGTAGGCTCATCACCAGATAAATCAAAATAGTATTTACTTTTAATAGTTTCTCTAAAAGTATCACCATAATCATCAATCTCTTCTTTTGGATCTTCTCTACGATCAAGAAGTTTCTCGGCTTCTTCTTTAGTCTTGGCAACAATTTCATAAATCATATCCACTTCATATGTCTTACGAACTTCCCATTTTTGATATCCAATTTCCCCATTAGGTGTATCCTTTTTATAGGTACCATTAATGATAGGTGGATACTGTACAAATTTAACTTGTGTCATACTATACCTCCTTTATATCTAACCAATTATATCCCATCTTGAGTTCTGTGTCAAGAGGAACGTTAAAATTAATTCCATAATACTCTTTCAATGCAGGTATTACAGAAGCCGTACCCTGTTTAAATATCTTACTCATTGCAGCTTCTTCACCAGGATAAACATCAGCCACAATAGAATCATGGACAGTATTAATAAGTAAACTCTTTACCTTTTGTTCTTTCATTAGTTCATATATTTTTATACATGCTAAGGGTACAATATCTGCTGTTGCAAAACCTTGTACAGGATAATTTTTTATTTGTGTACTATAACTCGATCCACCCCAAGGCATACGTTCTGCATACGGAAAGGAATACTCTCTGCCTGTAGGTAGTTTAAGTCGTTTAAGTTTAATAGCTTCTGTTTGTAATTCCTCATGCCACTTAGCAATCCCTTTATACTTCTCTGCAAATTTTCTATAATATCTTTTCTCTTCTTCAGTCCCTGTTGTCCCACCATATAATGGTTTAAAGGTATGTGCCTTTGCTTCTTGTCGAGACACCCCAATAACTTTGGCAGTGTACTGATGCACATCTATTTTATTTTTTATATCTTCCATCCCTTGTTTATCTTGTGCTAAAAATACAGCAGTTCTAAATTCTAATTGTGCAAAGTCTACTTCGAGAATACTACCCCCATCAAACCTAGAGTCTACTACCTTACGAATAGGAAATGTTCCACCTCGTGGTTGGTTTTGAAAATTAGGATCACGACTTGATAGCCTAGCCGTAGCTGTCACAGCTTGCATAAACTTAGGATGCAACATACTACTCTCATTTGTAAAAGATTTAATCCCATTCACAAATGTATGTAAGTAAGTATCAATTGAATTATGTCTAATGATAGCATCAATAAATTCTTTTAATTCACCTTCAGCTTCACCTACAATTTTACTTAAAGTAATTCGATCAGTTCTAAATCCTGCTTCAGCTGTATCATATACACTTCTAGGTCTTTGATTAAACCCTGCAATCTTAGCTAACTGACTATAGGTGTAGCCATCACCATCACATACAGAACATTTAGTATATTTTTTATAAGGTGTACCATCAACTTTAATTTTTTTAATTACTCCTTTACCTTTACAGGATCCACATTGTTCAGCTGTTGTCATATGAATCATCTCTGTATTATTTCTAACTAACTCTCTAAATTTTATTCTAGAAAAATGGGGTCGCTTTTTATTTTTATTTGTTTGTTTATCAATACCAATATTAAATAGCTTACACCATGCCTCTTTATCTTTTGGTTTCTTTGAGTAGATTAACCAAGAGAGTTGTTCGGGACTTGCTAAATTAATTTTAGTATCGCCCATCTTTTCATAAACAATCTTATCAATCTTCTGTCTTAAGTAAGAGAACTCTGCTCGGTATTGTTTCTCTACACTTTCTAATGTAGTAAGATTAACATGGATACCATTACGTTCCATATTTGTTAAGACTAATAAAAATTCATTCATCATTTTAATAGTACGAAGTAATCCACTATTCTTTTCTAATCTTAAATCATCCATTTGAGAATCAAATAACTTTCTAGTTATCTCTACATCTACACGACCATACTCTTCTACAATATCTTTAGGAATATTTTCAAATGAGACACCACGATCCATAAATTCTTTTATCCTATCATCTTTAGATCCAATTCGTCTACGTCTACAGCACATTTCTAATGTTAAACTCTTACGAATACCACGATTTAATACATACTCACCTATCATAGTATCATAGACTCGACCTTCATATTTAAATCCTGCTTCTAATAGCCAAGTTAAATCAAATTTAATATTATGTCCTATCAGTAATGTAGTCTGATCTAGGATAGCTTGTATCTTATAATAACAACCTTCATCAATCCTTTCACTATGATTAGTAAAATAATACTCATCATTAATCCCTACACTTACCAGTATATTTTTAGGATTAAAAGGTAATGGATCCATACCACCTTGCTCTGTCTTTTGATAGGAAGTTTCTACATCTACTGTGCTAATCATCATACCTACTTATATATTTATCAATAGTAACTGCTGGGTCACCATGCCACCCTGTAATTTTATTCTTACTGACATTTAATATTCTCATATTATTTGTTGGATCATTAGAACTTCTATTACCTATACCTATAATTAAATCTGCTTCAGCAGCTTTACCTGTCTTAGAATTTTCCATCATATCAAATGAGATATGATCTCTGTTATGTGCATCAGCTGATGCTTGGGATATAGCAAGTACAACACACTCTCTTCTCTTTGCTATCTCTCTTGCACTGGTATAGATTGCTCGTAACTTTTCATCTGTTCTCGCAAATGTACCCGACACATTAATCTTATCTAGTTGATCAATGATAATAATATCAGGTTTATATTTTTCACAGTGACTATCTATATCTTGAATAGTCCAATCAACAGTATCAATCATTTTAATATTATCTTTTATCTTCTTCCATTCCTCATGAGTCTTTGCTTTATCTTCTATAATCTGTTCTTTATTAAGTCCAGTAAAACAACTGATGGCTCTCATCTGTGTACGAACAGCAGGTTCTTCATTAATAAACGCATGAACTACTGCACCTTGTTCAGCAAAACCATTAGGTCCTGCAACAAGACTAACCCAAAAGGCAGTCTTACCTGTCTCGGGTCTAGCAAAAGCAATCATAAGATTTCCTGGTCCAACTCCACCTATATTCTCTTTCAATCTCATTAGATTAAACTTCCATTTACTGGTTACATTTAATTCTTCAATTAATTTTTCTACATTATCAGTAACAGCTTCTAACTTTTCAGTAGGTAATCCCTTCTTATGTTCTTCAATTAATTTTGAAACAACATTAAAGTCAGCAGGCTTACCATTAAATATTTCAGTAGCTTCAATCGCTATCTTCTGTGCTGTATCTCGATCAGATAATATCCTAACAATATCTTTAGCAATTGCTTCACTAGGTTCTGTTGTTTCTTTAATGTCCTCAATGAGTTCACTGAATTGTTCTTTGGCTGCACGAGTTAAGGCAGGATTATAGATCGCTGTATGTAATGAATACAATTCATCAACACTTATATCAGCATCATATTTTTCATGTGCCTTCTGTATTGTTTCAAATAAAGCACCGAAGCTACCTTGAAATACACTTCGAGAAACTTGCCCTTTGTATTGAGTATAAAATTTCTTACCCAATAATAATTTTAACATTTGTTTTTCTATCATTTAAAAATTTGCATCCCTTAATCTAGCAATCATTTCATTAATTTGTAAAGCTAATTTTTTATTATCTTCTTTCACTTCTTGTAATTCTTTTTTTAATTCAGTAATTTCTTTTTCATATTTACTAATCTTATTCATCATAAGAGCATCAGCTTCCTTCTTTATTTTTTCTATCCCTAGTATGTGTTTTATATACTCACTCATCTTTACCTCCATAAAACATCTTCTCTATTTCTGGTGTTCCATAACATTTTAAATCGTATTCATGTAATACTTTTACTTTAACATTTTTAAATCCTGCTGATGTTAATTCACTTGCTATACTATAAGATTTCCTAGTCGCATCTCTATCCAATGCAACATATAAAGTTTCATAAGGTTCTAAATATTTCTTATGAGATTCTTTTAAACTTGTACCCATAATCGCTATACCTGTTAGTATATTAGATACAGCACAAGCAGACGCACAATCTTCTACAATCACTGCATCTTTACACTCACCACATTTAAAAGGAATATCTTTATTACCATACATATACCATTTAGGATAAACTTTTGAATTTAATCCACGACCTATCGCACCTGCATACTTATTAGTACTAGGATTCTTTACAAGGAACACAACTCGATCTTGCTTAACATCATATTTAATATCGGCTCGTCCCCACATACACGCCTCCCAACAATTATTCTCGTGTAAATATTGTAATGCCTTATCATTTGAATGTACTATCTTAAAGCTATCAGGTAATTTAAATTCTTCTTGTGGTTTTATATCTTCTTTTTTAAAAGAAACATTAACATATTCCATTGTCTTCTCTCCATTCTTTTTTCCTTTAGCACTACACGAAGCATGAAAACAATACCACCCTATACTATTAGAAGTAGTAGTCACAGTAAATGTATTTTTATTTTGACAGAAAGGGCAATCCATTCTCATCTGTGTATCTGGTGGTACACCTAGTCCTTCGACTACTGCAAGTTGTTGTTGAAAATTCATACCCAAGTTCCTAATATTAATTCCTTTTCTTTTTTTTCTGTAACTTCTTCATAGGTAATCCACCATTTTTGTTTAACATAAAATCTATCAAGATGTAAATTTAATAATCCTTGATCAAGATACATAGCTACCATATCTTCAATCTCATCAACGGTTGGTTCGTGATTGAATGGTATTTCGCATTCTCCTACTGCCCCTAGTCCGAAGAATCTTACTCTGAATTTTTTCATTGTCTACCTCTATATCATACTTTTGTTTATTTGTCAAGTGTAGTGCTGAAGTATCTACTAATACTCCAGACACACACGACCAATCAATCGGATTTCTTTTCATAGTCCACAAATCTCCCAGAGTTCTGTGCATGTAAGTCTTCGGCTTGTTCTATCTCTTGTCCGTACTTACCTTTTAGGTGGTCTATTGTTTCTTCTTCAAAACCATCAACAATATTTTGTAAGTCCTTACAATAATTATAAAAATCTTTTGGAATAATTTCTTCATTTCCATCAGACCATTTAACTTTTATATTATACTCTACTATTTTTAATGGTGGTTCATTTGGCTGACTCATTTTCAACCTCCGTTCCATCAGCATTAATTTCATAAGCACTACCACTTATTACTTTCTTCTTACTATCCTTCCATTTCTTATGTCCTCTTACCCATTCTTTTTGTGGTGTGTCTTTTGGTTTTTCTTTTGTTAATACTTTTTCTAAATCAAAGGTAACTGAAGTCATCCCACTTGTTGGGTGATTAGTTTCATTCCAACTTACAGGACAGGT